ATTACTATCCCCGTGGTGTAATGACATTAAACGACAAACTGAAAAAAGAGAGGACGGGACTAACCGCCTCTCAATATTCCACACTTCAAGAGTGGTACGTCGAAAGATGGGTTGAGACTATGACAACTCAAGACTTGCAAGAGTACGTTTATAATAGTATGATGCAAGATGTTGAAAATCAACCCGAAGCAGAATTCCTTAGTGATTGTGAGGATTTTTGGTTAGACGATTGGAAGTACACGTTAGAAGAACTTAAGGAGGTCTCATGAATTTTTCAATCGGGGATAAAGTCAGAGACATTGAAACTGGCAGAGAGTGGTGGGTATTAACACTATTTCCCGAACTTAATAATGTAGTGTGTATCACTACTGACGAATCGCGAAGCACTCGCAAATCTTACAAACCTGATCAATTGGAGTTTTTATGTTAACACATGAAGAAATACGCAAGGCATCTACTGAAAAACTAAGGCGATATCTTAAAGAGGATATCCCCGTAGAGTTAGATGATATGATTAATTACGAACTTTACATTAGGGAATTTTCATGATCTGGGGAACTAACAAACAACCCAAAAAAGGGTTAAACATAGAACTAACCGACTTGCAGTATGAATACTTACATGAATTGGTTATGTTCGCTTACGAAATGGACACACCTAACCAAAAAGGTTGGGATATGCAAACATTTGATAATTTGGTTGATAATGTTTGCAACGCTAAGGAAACATACCTTAGTGAGAATGTAAGGGGGATATAATGGCATATTGTGATGTGTGTGGGAACTTTGACCACTCACATGAGGGGGACGAAAGTTCCCCTGACTTTCAACCCGACCTCTATTATTATTGGGACGCACCATTAGAGGAGATTTACTATTGGCGGGACTCATTCCCTGACGTTGATTGTATGTGCGAAATCTGTTTCGATATCGCCAACTTCAGCAAAAAAATAATCTGGGCAGACCATTAGGACTGTGACAGTTAAAACTCTGGCACAACAGTTATTCCATTCTGTTCAAAAATGGACTAATGTATAAAAGTAATTAAAGGAGCATCAATGCAACTAACACCCATTGCGTCAAACATGACAGAGATTGAAACCTCTGAAGCACGTATTCTTTTCAGTTACAGGACACCTGTGGCAGCGTACATCTTTGGCGAAGGATACGTTAAAACGGATCAGTTTTGGTCAGTTACAACATCAAGGCACATCAACAAGTGGGGTGCGAAAGATGGGAAAGAAGTTCCCCAAGCACGTTTGGACAACTTGGTGTGAAGATGTATCCATTAAGTAGTGGAGTCTATGAGGAAGTCGTCGCCCTGTATGAGTCGGGCGACGGGTTCACATATTTTGACTTAAAAAACGATCTCTATTATCAGTTATTTTACGGGACAGAAGATCCTTTAGATTAATTTAATATTTGCCCTGTAAAAAGGGCATTTATTATGTTAAAATTGTATTGTAAACAAAAAAGCATTCAAATGATTTTTACTCACACATACGAAGATGAAACAATCTTCCACGAAGCATACGTTACAGATGAAAAATTCTTTAATGTAGCAATCCGTGAGGTAACAGAGGGTGGCGATCCTTTAGAGGATTTTGTAGATTATGATCCTTTTCATGGTGCATCAGATGACCAACTTTCAGAAATCTGTAACGACATCTACGACTTTCTTTTATTAGGTAGTTTAAATGCTTAACATTCATTTAAGGTTTCAAGGGTTGCAAAATACCCTTGATGACCTATTATTATATTGTATTCAATCAACAGGACATTTTAAAATGAACCTTTCTCCAAAATCACAAACTGCAAGACTTATCAACAGAATTGATACTGTTGAAAAGTTCAGAGACATTGCAGAGTTATGCGAAGACTTTCAAACTTTCGTTGACGAAATCTCAGAATGGGGAGTGGATCATATCGGGGGAGTTGACTTTTACGGAGTTGGATTCCAACTCAATGAGGAGTTAGACCTACCCGCACTTGATAGATACTTCGCCTCTTTCGGGTGTACACCTGATAACCCACACCCTTGCAGTAAGTTCTTTAACGATCACGTTCAAGTAATAAATTATTAATAATCTCTTAACATTTGAGGGTAGACAAACTACCCTCTTATCTTTTATAATAAGTACATACAAACATTCACGGTGTCGATCACTATGTTTAACACAACTGGACAAGTTCACTTCTCAGGAATCAAAAACGAACATGAGACAATCAAACTTCTCAACGAATGGGCAATTTACCCTGATACAGTTACTCACTTGGGAGGAACAAAACAGAAGGAAGATGCTGAAGCAGGTAAGCAGGGCATCAGCATTAAGCACAAAAAAGGTCTTAACTCAGGTTCTTTTGATTGGGTTAATACTTCCAAAACTTTTCCTTTAATCGCAGATGACCATTTTGACACTTTTAATACTTGGGTTAGAGTCATCAGAAATTCAAAAACTGATCTTCAACAGAACTCTATTGACGTAGTAAGAGACGAGTTCAACAGAGTCTGCAACTTAGGTCTTAAGTTAATCAGGCAATCTGACTTACAGGCATTTGTTATTAACTCACTCTTCAATGATCTTGACGTAGTAATTAACGACACTAAAGCAGGTGTTTTATACCATACACCTAACTACGGATTAAGATCAGTTCAGTTAATTGAAAGAGGATTTGAGGTTGAGACAGTACCAACTGATAAGATCGCTACAAGTCGCAAACTGGTTCTAAGAAGGGGAGTTTATACAGTAGATACAGGGTTAAGACTTCGCTTAACTTCCAACAACGGAATTAAGGCAATGCTCGGAATCAGCAAAGCAAACAAATCTTCTATCCCTGTTCTCAAGTTACAACAGGACAATATACAGAGGTTAGTTAATTCAGCAGACCCACTTAAGATTTGGTTCTACAACTCTTAATATTCATTTAAGGTTTGGGTACTTTACAGTACCCATTCCCTATGGTATTATTAAGGTATATAAAACAAATTTCAAAATTATGTTAACTCAAGATTTCTTTCTATACGTCGATCCAACAGAATACAGCAAAGATGCTGAAGGTATGTTTCAAGCATGTTATGATGAGGTCGTAGCAGAAGCGAAGGATACAGGAGATTATCCAATGTATGGCGAAGCGTTGCTTCTACAATCTGCAAAGTGGAAGCAGGATGACCTTATACAGTATCTACAGCGTGTAATGGGGTAGCACCCCATTCGTGCGTTCGTGAATACAGCAGTTGTGGGGGGGTCGCCCCCGCCCCCCTTATATTAAAATGGCAAGGTACCATTAAGCTATAAACGACCCAGATCGAAAGTGTATTAACAGGCACTTAAAAAATTTTTTTGATATATAAAATCAAGATGACAGTCCATTTTATGCAAAAAAATTTCCAGGAAAATTTTGGCTCCGTAGAGGTCGATGACTATACTCACGAATACTTTGTTAGGATACCAGAATGGATCATTAATGAAATGGACTGGTACGAGGGCACAGAAATAAATATTAAAGTCGATGGAGACGACATTATCATCAATGAACGAGAATAGCACCTATCACATTTACTTTCAAGATAAATGCATCTTCAAGAATTTAAGTGAAGATGACTTTCATTTTATATGGGGTAAACTCTACACCTCATATCATAAAGAAGAGATTACATATACTTTTATTGAGGAAAACCCTACAATTACAAAAGAACTTTCAGAATCATCTTATTGACTACCCACTATATAAGTGGTATAATGAGTTTGTAATTACACGTTATTATGGCTAAAGGATTTACGGTCAAAGCAAAATCGCCCGTTGCTAAAAAAGCAAAAGCGAAACCAGAGTGGGACTATGATAAAGCGAGGGAGATGATTCGAGGAAAATCAGTTGTCTTCTGTTTACCTGGTAGAGGAGTATCATATACATTCTTAAAGAACTTTGTACAATTATGTTTTGATATTGTACAGGCAGGAGCACAGATACAGATATCTCAAGATTATAGTAGTATGGTAAACTTTGCACGTTGCAAGTGTTTAGGTGCAAATGTGTTACGAGGTGCTGACCAAGTTCCTTGGGATGGAAAGTTAAAGTATGACTATCAGTTATGGATTGATAGTGATATTGTCTTTGATACCGCAAAGTTCTGGCAATTATGCGATCTTGCATTTCCTGCCGAAGCAGTTGAAGATCAATCCAAGAAGAATGGTATCGTTGCCGGATGGTATGCCACTGAAGATGGGTCAACCACCTCTGTAGCACACTGGTTAGAAGAAGATGACTTCCGTAAGAACGGTGGAGTCATGAATCACGAAACTGTTGAGACAATGGGTAAGCGTAAGAAACCTTTTACTGTTGACTATACTGGTTTTGGCTGGGTGATGATTGAGAATGGTGTCTTTGAAAATCTTGAATATCCTTGGTTTGCTCCTCAGATGCAAGTCTTTGAATCTGGTGAAGTACAGGATATGTGTGGTGAAGACGTTTCATTCTGTTTAGATGCACAGAAGGCAGACTTTGAGATCTGGTGTGATCCACGTATTCGTGTTGGACATGAGAAGACGAGGATAATCTAATGATCGTCGCGTTCTTCTCGATACTTTTAATACTTTTGATCATCTTAATTTACTTAACTTATTATAATCCACATCGATAATGGCAACAAGATACGCTATGGGCGGTACGACCATTGAGTCTCGCCCCAAAAAAACTCGTCAAGGATCCTCGGCGAGAACCAAACTATCCGCAACTTCTCGAAATGCAAAGAAAAAGGCATATCGTGGACAGGGTAAATAGTAAAAACACTTAAAACTTAAATGGCTTGTTTGATTGCAAACCTTCCTGCCTATGAAGTATGGGTAAGAAAGGAATATTTAACTGATCATCAGAGTGGCCACGGTGAATTTGTGAAAGGTGTCTGGGTTTCGGTCAAGTCGATTCCCGGACGTGCTTTTTATTTTGAAACATATTTACCAGAATACGCTGCGATGTATGATAAATTACCAATATCCGCGTTCGTCTCGGATCCTGAGAAACCATCGCCGGATATGGAACTGCATAATCTGCAATTTTGGAACTGTATGGACTATGGTGTGACCGTTGTACAGAAGCAATTCGTCGGTTCAATGCACTATGAGGTCTATACAAGAGACTATGGAACGCAGACGGGCACTTATATCTGTACAATTGATAATTATCATCAAGATCCTGATGCGATTGACTATGCAACCAGTGAAAATCCAGCTGAACACAAGTCTCATAACCTGATTGAACTCGATAATGGGCAGTTTTGTTTGTATCCGAACAACAGAACACGTATCTTTGACAACAGTTTGACTCCTGCGAACCCAAAAGACCCTGATTTTAAGGTATCAACCGTGTATTATCAGGTTGAAAATGGTCATGATCGTGATGGCCTTGGCAATGATGAGAATTATTCTTGGAAAACAGCGAAAGAAAAGGCACAACCTGACGATATACCAAATTTTTAGGTATAAATAAGTTAGATCAACTATATTTTAATGCCTCAACAGCGGGTAAGTCAGAGTTTTAAGGATATAAGCATGTCATTTGAGACTAATCCTCTCAATGAAGACCTGATTGCTTTGAAAAATTCGAGTGCAATCGCCCGTTCAATCAGAAATATTGTATTTACACAGCCTGGAGAAAAGTTTTTTAACCCAGAATTTGGTTCCAGAGTGTCTGAATCTCTTTTTGAAGTTGTGGATGAGGTGTCTACAATCGCAATTCGAGATGAAATAAGAAGTTCGATTATAAATTACGAACCAAGAGTGAATTTATTGGATGTTTTAGTAAATCCGAATCCGGATGAGAATGAAATGAACGTTACAATAAAGTATGAGATCGTCGGAATTGATATTCCACCGCAACAATTAGACTTTGTGTTACTTCCAACCGGATAAATGTCACTTATAAATTTTACAAATCTAGATTTTAATCAGATAAAGACCACTTTAAGGGATTACATTCAAAGTAATTCTGAATTTACTGATTATGACTTTGAAGGATCAAACCTTTCAACGATTTTAGACGTATTAGCATATAATACTTACATCACTTCTTATAATGCAAACATGATATCGAATGAAGTTTTCATCGATTCAGCGACTTTGCGTGAAAATGTAGTTTCACTTGCTAGAAATATTGGTTATGTACCTAGATCAGCTAGATCTGCACAAGCTACGGTGAATTTTAGTGTAGACTTAGGAACAAATGACACAAAAATAGTAACTTTGAAAGCTGGACAAGTTGCATTAGGTATTCAACAGGGAAGTAATTACATTTTTTCCATTCCAGACGACTTTGTGGCGACAACTGGTGTTAATAATATTGCAGCTTTTGATAATTTAAAAATTTATGAAGGAATATATCTCGAAAAAACATTTCAAATTGATAATTCTCAACCAAATCAAAGATTTATACTCCCAAATGCGAATATTGATGCTACTTCTATTCGTGTTACCGTCCAATCAACAACAAATGAGATATATTCGCTCTACAATAACATATTACAAGTCGATTCGACCTCTAAATTGTTCCTAATTCAAGAAATTGAAGATGAAAAATATGAAATCTTGTTTGGAGACGGAATTATTGGTAAAAAACCGCCAGCTGGAGCAATTATTAACGTATCTTATATTGTTACTAACGGAAAATTAGGAAATGGAGCTAGAAATTTCTCATTTGTTGGAATTTTGAGAGATGATACTGATCTAACCATTACTTCTGGTATGTCTGTATTGACAACAACTCAAAAATCGGAAAATGGAGACAACATTGAAGATGTAAGTACGATAAAATATCTAGCACCTCGTATATACTCGTCACAATACCGTGCCGTAACCGCAAATGACTACACAGGTATAATTCCCTTCGTTTACCCTAACGTCGATTCTGTGACTGCCTACGGAGGAGAAGAATTAGACCCGCCTGAGTATGGTAAAGTGTTCATTTCGATCAAACCGAAAGATGGTTCTTTCCTTTCACAGATTACAAAGGATGATATTTCAAGACAACTTAAACAGTACTCGATTGCTGGCATCAAACCAGAAATTATTGATCTTAAGTATCTTTATGTCGAAGTTGACACTACAGTTTACTACAATACAAACGCAACGTCAGAAGTATCATCGTTACTTACATCTGTAACTAAGACGTTAACGACTTATTCTAACTCATCAGATATAAACTCATTTGGTGGTAGATTTAAGTATAGTAAAGTTATTGGATTGATAGATGACTCTGCTAGAGGAATCACATCCAACATTACTAAAGTTAAAATGAGAAGAGATATACTCCCTGAGTTGAATACTTTTGCAACTTATGAACTTTGCTATGGAAATGCATTTTATGATCAACCAAATGGATATGGCATACGTTCCACAGGATTTACAGTAAGTGGTATTGACGGAACTCTGTATCTGGGTGACATTCCCACAGCTGGGACGACTGTTGGAAAACTAGTATTCTTTAAACTTGTAAATAATCTCCCATTAATCGTTAAGAACGATGCTGGTACTGTGGACTATGTTCACGGAGAGATTAATTTGGATGTGGTAAATATAACAGGAGCTTCACTTGCAAGTGGAGTCATTGAAGTTGAAGCAATACCCGACTCCAATGATGTTGTTGCGTTAAAAGATTTGTATTTACAATTGAACGTTCCTAATAGTACAGTAAACGCCTTACCAGACGTTATATCTTCTGGAGAGAATACTTCTGCTACTGCATACGTTAAAACTTCTAGTTACGCTAGCGAAACAATCTATACCAGATAAATGACGGATATTAAAAGAGTAAAAATCTCTCATTTAATAGAATCTCAAATTCCTGAGTTCTTAAATCAGGAATCTCCTCTATTCAAGAGTTTTTTAACCCAATATTACGAATCACAAGAACACCAGTCTGGTATGACCGACTTGGCTAGTAATCTAGCAGAGTATCAAAAGATTGGTGCGTTCAATGATGAGACACTTATAGCTTCTACAACTTTAAGTGTATCATGTTATGCTGGTGATACAACTTTAACAGTGGCATCTACAGATGGATGGCCTGATACTTATGGTTTGTTGAAGATTGACAACGAAGTTATTACATATACCTCTAAAAATGCTACACAGTTTCTAGGATGTTCTAGAGGGTTCAGTGGTATTGATGAAATATCAAGAGAAGATAATCAGGAGTTCCTAAGCTTTGCAATTACTGAGGCAAATGCACATGCCAGTGGATCTACTGTTGTAAATTTAAGTAATTTATTCTTACAGACATTCTTTTCTAAATTTAAGACTGAATTCTTGCCTGGATTTGAAGATAGATCTTTTACAAGTGGAGTATCTGTCACAAACATCTTAACTAGGGCAAAAGACTTCTATATGTCGAAGGGAACTGACTCTTCATATCAGATTCTCTTTAAACTTCTATATGGTGAAGACATTGAACTTCTAAAACCTGTTGAAAATACACTTACACCCTCTGCAAACGTATATTTCAAAACTAAACATATTTTAGTTGAAAACTTATTCGGTGGACAACCATTACAATCTATTGGTAACTTCTTATTCTTAAAATGTGAGATTGATTTTGAAGATACAGATACATCATAATCACCATCAAGCATTTTCATATTTTCTACTTTAAAATAGAAAGTATAATCTGCCGTAGCATTTTGACCTACTGTAA